GTCCAGAGCAAAGATTTCGGGCTGGTGCCGTTTCGGCTGCTCGGCTCGCAACGGTACCTCCTCGACCAAATGTGCGAGGCGCTCGACCGGGGTATCACCACCCTGATAATTCTCAAGGCGCGTCAGCTTGGCATCAGCAGCTTCTTCCTTGCCGTCGACATGTTCTGGGGGTTCCAGCACAAGGGGCTGCTCGGCGCGTTCATCACCCACAAGGAAGAAGCCCGTGACGACTTCAGGGCGACGGTCGAGGTATTCTTTTCTGAGACGCCGCGCGCGTTCAAGATCAGCTATGCCCGGCATAATCGCAACATGCTGATCCTGAAAAACTCCTCGCGTTTCCGTTATCTGATCGCCGGTACCGCTGAGTTGAAGAAGGGCGGCCTGGGGCGCGGCGGCGCCGCCAACTTCGTGCATGCGACCGAGTGCGCGTTCTACGGCGACGGCGACGGGCTCGCCGAGTTCCGCTCGCAGACATCGAGCCTCTATCCGCACCGGCTGCAGATATACGAGAGCACCGCCAACGGCTTCAATCATTACTGGGACATGTGGGAGTCGAGCCTTACCGACCCGACCAAAAAATGCATCTTCATCGGCTGGTGGCGCGATGAGCGTAATCAACTCCCCGTGGATCATCCTTTTTTCGCGCACTACATGCCGGATGGCGTCAAGACCACGCTCACGCCGCTGGAGCGGCGCCGGGTGCGGCTGGTGCGCGAGCAGTATAATTTTGCGGTCAGCCTGCAGCAGATCGCGTGGTACCGCTGGCACCTCGCCGCCGAGAAGGACGGCGACCAGTCGCTGATGGACCAGGAGTATCCCTGGACCGAGGAGGACGCTTTTGTTGCGACCGGCAGCAAGTTCTTCACCGTCGAGAGCATGAGCGAGTGCCTGCGCGTTGCCAAGCGGTTGCCGTTCAAGGCCTATCGCTACAAGCTCACGCATAAGTTCGAGGAAACGACGGTGCAGCAGGTGAACGATCCGCGCGCCGAGCTGAGAATTTGGGAGGAGGCCTCGCGCCATGGGTTCTATGTTCTTGGCTGCGATCCCGCTTACGGCACGTCTGATGAGGCGGATCGAACGGTGCTCTCGATCTGGCGCGCATACGCCGATTGCATGGTTCAGGTCGCAGAGTACTGTTCGACCAATCCCTCTACTTACCAGTGCGCGTGGATATTGGCCCATCTGGCAGGGTACTACGGCGTCAACTTTCTGATGCCGATCATGGAAATGAACGGTCCCGGTCAGGCGGTGTTCGATGAGCTGGAGCGAGTGCGCAAGATGACCTCTGAAATCCGCCCACACGACATCAACTACAATGTCAGAAACATTCTGATGAACATGCGGCACTATTTCTACCGGCGCATGGACAATCCTGGCGGCGGCGAGGTGCTCTACCAGTGGAAGACCAGCGAAGACCTCAAGCGGCGCGCCATGAACATGATGAAGAACGGCGTAGAGTTGGGCCGCATGCAGCCGCGCTCGGTGCAGCTGCTCGAAGAAATGCGCCGCATCATCAACGACCAGGGCTGGATCGGCGCCGAGGGCAACGCCAAGGATGACCGGGTGATGGGGGCGGCGCTCGCCTATCAGGCCTGGAGCCAGTGGGTGCAGCCCAAGGTCAAGGCGCTCGGGCTCACCCAGGCGCGTGCGGGCGAGATTGAAGCGAAGGGCGGCACCCCGCCGACCGAGCGGGTGATCGCCAATTACCTCAAGCGTATGAACATCGAGCTGCCGGTGCCGCCGACGCGGCCGGCATAAGGAGCCGCAGCCATGCTTGATTTTAACGAGACAGGGAGCATCCCCCGTTACCCGGCGCTTTGTTTACAGCTGGCGCAGTGTCTGCGCTGGTATGTGGGTTATCTTACTGATTTCGAGGACGAGGAGGGCAAAGGGCGTTTTTCTGATGAGATTGCGCGGTGTGAGCAGCTGCGCAAGGACATTGAGGAGTTCTGTCTGGAGAAGGGTGCGCCGCCCAAATACTTCCGTATCGTTTCCTGGTACGGATTTGCGGTGATCGATGGTGATCTGGCGCCGCCGCGACCGCCGTGGGCAAAGTGAGGTCGTGCGTGACAAAGGCGGCCTTTGTGAATACCTTGCCGCCCCATGTCTTACGTCCTGCGCACCTGGGGCTGTCAGAACGCCGCGTGTCAGGGGGTGTTCGAGAGCCCCGACCGGGCCCCGGCCTGCCCGCGTTGCGGGTGCATCCGGGTGGGCTGGGTGCCGGCCAGGGTGAACATCGGCAGCGCCGGCACCAAGGCGGCTGACGGCGATCTGCGCACGCTCGCCGACATGTTCGGGCTTGCCGACCTCAACTCGACCTCACACTCGCGCCAGCCGCAGGCGAAGAAACTTGCGCTCGGCGGCAACGGTGCGGCGGCCGGCGTCGTCAATTTCCAGGGCTTCGCCGCCAACATCGACCCGGCGAGCGCCCGCTCGGCGACCAACCGGTCGGGCGCGCAGTGCGTGCCGACCGTCAACCGCATCGATGCCAAGGTGAAGGCCGGCATGGATCAGAAGCTCACCGGGCAGATGGGCTTCGGGTCGATTGCCAGCAACACCGAGGTGGTGCAGTCGCACCGGAGGCGCGCATGATCGTCCCCGGCGAGGCGAAGAAAAAGGCCAACCGCGTCAAATGGCTGATCGACACCTGCCGGCTGAGCCACCAGGACCGCCGCACGCTCTATGACCGGCGGCGCGGATATTTTCTGCATGGCACGGCGGCCGACAAGGAAATCATTTATAACCGCATCGAGAGCCACCTCGATCTGGTGGCGTCGTTTCTCTATTCCGCCGACCACGCCAATTTCAATCTGTCGGCCTCCCTCAACGCGCCCGAGGAGCGGGTGCGCCAGTTCCTCGCCGCCCAGGATGAGTTCAACGAGGACCTGCGCGATGCCGGTTTGTTTGATGCCTTCGGCGATGCCATCGTCGGTGCGCTCGCGTTCGACAGCATGATCCTCAAGGCCGGCTGGTCGAACGCGGCGAAGGAGCCGACCCTCACCCTCATCGAGCCGTGGAAGTTCGGCGTCTTCGCCGAGGAGATCACCGAGCTGGCCGACCAGCAGGCGTTCGTGCATTCGTATTTCATCGACTACGACATGGCGTGCCAGTGGCTGCGCCGTGCCGGCAAGGTCGACCGCATCAAAGATTTGCAGGTGGCGAACACGCCGTTCGAGTCGCCGTTTCCCGAGCTGATCACCCGCATGATCATCAGCTCGACCTCGGGCGAGAACCTGAGCGGCAACATCACCGGCAGCGTCAACCCGAGCTATATCGCCAAGCCGTCATATCATGCCGAGGTGGATCGCCCCCTGGTCGAGGTGCATGAGCTGTACGTCTGGGACGAACAGCAGGACGCCGAGCTGGAGCTGGAGGGCGACTGGCGTATCTTCAAGGTGGTCGATCCCGACATCATCATCACCGACAGCAAGGAGACGCTCGCGGCCGAGCGGCGCAACCTCACCAAGGAGATGCTCAAGAAGGCAAAGACGACGACAAACAGTTTCCTGCCCGGCGAGCATCCGTTTGTGCATGTATGTCCCTACTTCATCTATGAGTATTTCTGGGGCAAGGCGCATATCGACGCGCTGATCCCGTTACAGGACTGGTCGAACGAGCGGCTCGAACAGATACACGACATTCTCGACCGGCAGGCCTACCCGCCGCGCGTGATGTCGGGCTTCATGGGCCTGAGCGATGAGAAGGCCGAGGCCTTCGGCGGCGCCGACAGTTGGGTGATGGATCAGCTCCCCTCGGCGACGGTCAATGAGCTGTCGCCGAAAATGCCCGAAGATATTTTTGTCGATTATATGAGCATCGGTAATTTGTTCATGGAGGCGAGCGGGCTGACCGAGGTGCTGCAGGGCAAGGGCTCGCAGGGCGTGCGCAGCAAGGGTCATGCGCAGACCCTGGCCGGTGTTGGCAGTGGGCGCATCAAAAAAGCCGCCGTCAGGCTGGAGGCGCCGCTGGTGCGGGCCGGCGACCTGTGCCTGAACCTGCTCAAGCGCAATTCGACGGTCGAGATCGTCCCCAACGAGCACGAGGGCAAGCCGGGCAAGCCGTTTCTTTATGCCGAGCTGCCCGAGGGCTACTCGATGCGCATCGCCGGCCACAGCCACAGCCCGCTGTTTGCTGATGACACCAAGGAGCTGGCGGCGTTTCTGACCAAGGCGCAGCTCGCGGACGGTGAGAACGTGCTGCGCCTGCTCAACCCGCCCGGCCGCGATCAGCTCATCCGTTCCTGGCGCGAGACGCAGAAGCGCAAGGCGATCCAGGCGGCGCAGAACCAGCGCATGGGGCTCGCACCGGATGGGCGACCGCTGCGCGGCGGTGCCCGACAAAGGCAGGCTTTGCCGGCGGCGTGAAACGGTGTTAGGTTCGTGCCGCTAGGCGAGCCCCTGGGCGATGTACCCGCCCACAACGCTAACCAAAGGAGGGCACCATGGCGCGTCGTCGGCGTCACCGGCGTGGCCGGCGTAAGTGAAGTTTCGGGCGTGAGCCCGTGCAAAGGAAAGCCCCGCCTCCCCAGGCGGGGTTTTTTGTTGCCTTCGGCGGCCTTCGAGATGGCACCAAGCAGTACTTGTGATTTTTCAAGGGTTTGACGCAAAGACTTAAACCGGCCTATTAATTGCGGCGGAAACCCACCCTCCGGGGTAGCAATGCCGCCCGAAATACCCATGCCGCCGCAACCGCCGGGGCCTGCAGCCGCCGGCCCGAAACCGCCGGGCGCTCCTGGCGCAGGTGGAGGTCCCGGCGCGAGCCCCATGCTCTCCCCCGGTGCGGGGCTCGGCGCCGAGGCCGGCGCGCGCCAGCGGGTAAAGATCGCGCATCAGGCGCTGATCGAAGCCATCAACGCATTTCCGGTGGGCAGCAAAGAACAGCAGGCGCTGCTGCGCGTCTCACAAACACTCAGTCTGTTTGCTCGCGAAACGCCGGCCGGCCCCGGCGCCGGTGGCCCGCCCGGCGGCGTGCCGCCCGGCATCGCCGCAATGAATGCACCGGGGGGACTGCCGCCCGGTGGCCCGCCCGGCATGCCGCCCGGCGGTGGCGCCGAACCCCCCATGCCAGGAGGACCGCCCGCATGACCGATTATCTGCGCCCGAAGGCAGCCGCGCCCAACAAGAACGGCCGGCAGCAGATGGAGAACGGCATCTTCAGGAACCCGCCGACCTTTACCGCGCTCGGCGGCTTTACCTCGGCCGACAAGCTCACCAACCCGAGCGGCATGCGCAAGCGCATCGGCAATCCGTCGCTCGAACGCGGCGGGCCCTCGGCGCAGCGCGGCAAGCCGATTTGACGGCGCCTCAGTGAAACGGCGTAGGGAGAAATAACCGATGCCTGCCGCCGACCGCACGCCGCGTGGGCTCGATCTGGCGACCGCCGCCGAGCTGGGCGATCTGTTGCACGAACTGACGCACGACAAGCGCGGGCGCGCCGGCATTGCCAAGCTGATCAAACAGATAAAACCGGACTCGCCGCACGCCCAGGCGTTTACCGATGTCGACATCGAGGACCGCTTCGAGGAATTCAAGCAGCAGCAGGAAGACGACCGGCTGCGGCGCGAAAGCGAGGCGGTCAACCGGGAGCTTGCGCGCCAGCGCAGCGCGCTGCTGACCGGCGGCGGCGATGGCGAGGGCCGCAGGTTCACCGAGGATCAGGTCAAGGAAATCGAGGAGCTGATGCAGCAGCGCGGCATCCGTTCGTATGAGGACGGCGCCACGCTCTATGCCGCGACCAGCCCGCCGGTCGATCCCGAGCACGGCGACGTGCCGCTGCACGGCGCGACCTACGAGTTTCCCACGGTCGGCAATCTTTCCTTCGAGGAGTTCGCCAAGAACCCCAACGCGGCCTCGCGCAACATGGCGCACCAGCTCATCGGCGAGTTTCAGCGGCGCAAAAGAGCATGAGCAAGATTTGTGAGAATTGTGGCGCGCGTTATTCCGCTCGGCGGTTCAATGCCGAGGTGCGTCGCTTTTGCTCGCGCGGCTGTGCCAATCGCTCGCGCCCTCGCAAGACGTGGTGTGACAAACACGGCTACCCGCAAATTTCCGTGGATGGCCGCTGCATCCCTCTGCACCGGTACGTCATGGAACAGGTGCTTGGTCGCAAGCTGTTGCCGGGCGAGACGGTGCATCACAAGGACGGCGACCGCGCGAACGCTGATCCTGCAAACCTCGAATTGTGGACAACGCGTCACGGTCGAGGACAACGCGCGCGTGATCTTCGTCCTGGCGTCGAAGTGATCCTCGGCACCATGGGAATGGGAGCCTGAAATGCCGCAGTTTGGTAGTGGAATTATTCCAGCCCAGGGCGCAATCGCCAGCGAGCTTTCATCTGTTGTGCGCCGGGCCTTCATGCCCCGCGTCTATGTGCAGCTGTGGAAAAGCGCGCCCCTCATGGCGGCGCTGCTCTCATCTGCTCAGGTCGCGACCGGCGGCTTGAGCCCGATCACCGCCCCGCTGCAAGGCAGCCCGATGGTCAACGGGCAGTGGGTCGACTACTCGGGTGCCTTCGATCAGCCCGCCGTCCAGCCGGGTATACAAAATGCGGAATTCAACTTAAAAGCGTTCGTTACAACCATTCCGTTCCTCGGCATGGAAGGTCTGGTGCAGCTCGACTATTCGGTCGTGCCGCTGATCGAAGCGCGGATGAATGACAGTACCAATGTCACAATCGACACCTTCTCGAACGCGCTGTTCAACAACGTCTCAAACAATCAGCAACTGATCGGGCTGCCGGCGGCCATCGATGACGGCACCGCTGCGGTCAGCTACGGCGGCGTGAGCCGCACCGCCAACACCTTCTGGAAATCGACCTATGTTACCGGCTCGCTCGGCAACCCGACGCGCAACCTGATGCTTCAGTACATCGCGCAGGTGTCGAAGACGACCGGCGAGATGCCGAGCTTGGGCATCATGGGCTTCGGCACATGGACGCTGCTGGCGCAGGACTTCACCACCAACGAGCGTTACAACACCACGCCCGGCATGGGCTACGGCGCCGAGAAAAAGGTCGAGGCGCTGTTCCGCGCGCTCGATGTCGGCGGCGTGCCGTTTTACGCCGACCCGTACTGCCCCGAGGGCACGCTCTATCTGATCAACATCAACTATCTGTCGCTGTTCCTGCACGAGCGGGCGGCGTTTAGTTTCACCGGGTTCGAGAGCACGCTGCCCAACAATCAGCTCGGCTACGTCGGCGCGATCCTCTCGCTGCTCGAACTGGTCGACGTGAAGTGCAAGGCGCACGGCAAGTTCGTGGGCCTCAACTTCCTCAACATCTGAGGGCGAACCATGCCGCAAATTCGAGGCGCATTCCCGCTTCCCCTCCCCAACCTGTTCGAGGGGAACAACCGCGTTGCGTTGTTCAGCGGCGGCACATGGTATCCGCCCTCGGGCAACTATTTGATGTTCACCGACGCCAACACCGTGGTCGAGGTGTGGGACCCGGTGGAGACCGTCTGGCGCACATTCGTCGGCGCCAACAACAGCGAGAGCGTGTATTGCGACGGCTACAACATGCGCGCCCGCAACACCTCGGGCTCGCTGGTGTCGACCGCCATCACCGGCGCCGGCTCGGGCTATACCAACGGCATCGGCCCGCTCGCGACCGGCCTGACGCTTACCGTCTCGGGCGGCACCCAGACCGCCGGTTATCCCATCCCCTCGCTCTACGCCATCGTTGGCGGCACCGTGCAGTCGCCCACCATCACGCGCGCCGGCTCGGGCTTTGTGGTGCCGCCGCTCATCGTGATC